AACAACTCTGGAGTTGTTATATATTATAGGCGGCTGCTAGCAAGGTGGCTTCCTCTATGTGTGTAATTTAAATCATTTTTATTCTATTGTCAATCATTTTTTTAATTTTTATTGTAATTATTTATTTTTATTTTTAACTGCCTGATTTTTTATCCTTCATTTCCTCTTTTCTATAGCTGTTCCGGTAAGATGGCTTTGTCACTCCAGTCTTAAAGCTCATCCTCCTTCTTTCTATATCTTCAATATAAGTATTTTTATTATAATGTCAATAATTTTTATTCTAATTATTAATTTTTATTATTTTTATTATTCGTTTAACCGCCTTCACATTCTGACATTTATTTCTCATAACAGTGCGATGCTATTGCAGCATTAACAACGTGAAGATCCATGGCCTCTAACATGGCCTCTAAATTGATTGGATCACATTCCCCTATTTTTAACAGCTAATCATCTAAAACCTTATGTAAATCATACTGTTATCAGCCGGATCAAGTTATACAAAAAACGAGCTTTAGCCGCTGCTAAAACTCGCTCTCTACAATAATAATAAAATATCTTATTTCTCGATATGCAAAAACCGCATATTTAATTATGTTGTTGAGACGCAATACTAATAGCTCCTGCAACGAGCAACGCCTCAATCCAATCACGTACATTTTCTCTAAGCTTGGCCTGCTGTTGCCGCTTTATCGCATCCCACTTGTCGTAGTATACCCTTGCTGCACAATCAATCGTCTCATCCGATAAATCGTTAATCGCCATCAAAAGGAATTGTTCATTCCATATACTTGCTGACAATTTTTTAAAATCCGGTGCATCCGACACGCCGCTAAAGCAGTGTTCCAGCCAAGTAGACACATTCTCTCCAGTAGTTTGAATGGCTGTCTTTCCTTCATTCATATTCCTCTCGATAGTCATTCTACATTCTCCTGAATTTATTGGATTTTACGTTTGTATCTGCTTTATCTGCAAAAAAGCCGCCAAGCTAGGGGAAATAACTTGACGGCCTTCGGGGTGGGCAAGTGCTTACTGTCCATGTCCCTTTGTCAATTCTTCCTTACTCTCCAGCCATTTTTATTTTCGTCGTTTTATCAAATTTTCCTATCCAATAATTTTATTACAAAACGCTATCATATTAATTCATATAATAATATTAGATTGATTTGCGTATTTTTAAAGCTGAAATATACAAAGGCAGAGTAAACCCGTTTTGCCGATTAATGATGCCTCTACGATATTTTTTCACTCTCTACTGGTAAATTAGGCTTCCATCCGCGTGTATAACCAATAGACATAGCTGATGATGCAAGTTCAATCTGCGTTAGCAACATTTTTCGTTCTTCAACCAATTCCTTGATTAACTCTCTTGCATTACCGTCATAAAGCGCAATAAGTGCGTCAATATCATTGTCGTTCAAATCTTCCATTCTTCTTCACTCTCTTCTAATATCCGATCGTTCAATTAAATGGATAAACATTTTGACGATTTTGTATTTCTTGCCTTTCAATAATATCTTCTTCGATATCTTTTTCGAACGACGAGATCGTGAATATTAAAAATAAAAACTGTAAAATTGTATACAAACCGAAAACTGCTGAAATAATTTCAATATAGATGTTACTAGATGCAATCGAACAAAAATATATAAAAATTTCTGTGCAAAAATTATTTCTACTACTCGTTATGATTTTATCCAATGCTTCTGAATAAAGAATTTTATATGCTTTATTTGTAACAATTTTCATATTTACATAAATTATACATTTTATGAGAAAAAGCAAAAATATTGAGGAAACGATCAAAAACGATGAGAGAACGAATACTCCTATCTGTTTTTGGATGAATAGTCCTAACAAACTCCCCACAACAATAACAAAAAGTTGCTCCGCAAAATTCTTCATCAATAATTTTAACTGTTTATTTTTTAATCGCTTCTCCATCTTTCCATCTCCCTCCTTAAAATGGAACCTCATCGTCAGATGTATATCGGCCTGTTTGTGCAGCGTACTGGCTACCTACATCACCATATTCCTTATCTGTTTTAGTGTTTTTATCTTCATTACGACTAGAAAGCATCACCAATTCGCCACGGTATTTTTGCAACACAACTTCGGTCGTATAACGGTCAACGCCATTCTGATCCTGCCATTTGCGAGTTTGCAACTTCCCCTCGATACAAACCTGCGCACCTTTCTTTAGATATTGCTCGACAACTTTAACCAGATTATCATTGAAAATAACAATGCTGTGCCATTCCGTACGCTCTTGACGTTCACCTGTGTTCCGATCGCGCCATGTATCTGACGTGGCAATCCTAAAATGAGCAACCTTTTCGCCTGAATTCATCGTACGGATGTCTGGATCTGCTCCTAGGTACCCCACTAAAATGACTTTATTAACACTTCCCGCCATCAAACAGTCTCCTTTTCTCTATAATTTTTACTGTTCGTCCAATGCCATCAACAATTCATCAAGTGCATTTTCGTCAATGACTAAAACGTCACCATAGATGTTATAGTATATCGGAACCTCTTCGCCTTCATCGAAGTATGTTGAAACTATATTGATGTCTCTTTCCATTTGAAAAACCTCTGCCATCGGGAAAGCGCACCTTGAACCAATGATAATCTCACTTCAATTCAGATTTTCTTTGTGAAGAAAAAAATTGGTTGGTTCATCGTTTTTGTTACCAATTTCGGAACCATTCGGTATCAGTTGCACAATTTCCTCACGTTTATGGCGATCAACAATTTCATATACGCGATCATCATCAAGAGCGTTCTCATCCACAACAAACAACCGCACATCATCATCACCAAAAACATAATAAACGGGAATTTTCTGGTTTTTTGCGATATAGGCAACGACCATATTTATGTGTTTCCCATTAGTTTTTGTCATATCTGAACCTCTCACTGTTCATTCATCTTCAACCAGTTCAGTTTGATTGATTTCACAACAATTCAAGGCTACGTTGATGTAACCGTGAAACGAATTGAGCCAAAGATTTTTGAAAATCACAACGTCTGCCTTCGTCCGAATTTTGTTTTTAGCATCTGCAATCGCTTCATTTTCTGTAGCAAACGGTCCGTTTTTATTTTTTTTGTTCCATGGTTTTTCTACTGACCACCAAAAATACTCATAATTAGCCGGTGATAGTGGTATTAGCGGTTTTTCTCTTGCTTTCACCCGCTTGAACGCCAGCCGCACTTCATTAGCTTGGTCTGGACATAACTGATAGGCTGTTATGATTTTTTCATCAAAACCATCTGGCAACGGGACAAAACCGAGTTCAACGCTCGAAAGAAAGTCTCGTGAAACGCCGATCTTTTCAGCCATATTTCTTTCATCGTTTATATTGAAAAGTTTCCACCCAAACTCAGTTAGCATCTTCATCTCCCAATGGTGGAATTTCAGCATAGAAAGCGAACAAGCTTTTTTTGTAGCACTAAAGTTTTTTCAGTTTTGCTTTGTGGTGAAACGCTAATTGCACCTGCGACAAGAAGAGCTCCAATCCAATCTTGTATATTTTCCCTAAGCTCTTGTTGCTGTTCTGGTTCTAATAAATACCAATCGTCACAATAATCAGCAGCAGCGAGATCAAGCGTATTGTCTGATAAATCTGTAACAGTCATAGAAAGGGACGAATTGTCTTTGATAACGGCTGCTAGCTTTTTATAATCATCGGCTTCATATTCAGCCAATCCATCGTCAAAACGTTCCTTCAGCCAATCTGGCACGCTCACAGAAACAGTGTGAATATTCGCGTTATTGGTAGTCATTCTGCTGCCTCGCCAATTTGGGCTTTGTTATGGGCGTCTAACAGACATTCAAAAAAATCGGCTAGCATAGCGTATTTTACATCTAACCCGTCTTGCGGCGCGATACATTGTGAAAATACCTTCTCATGTTCATGTCGCTTTTTGTGGTCAACAAATGTTATTCGTACAGGCCACGGCGTCCGCTCATCCGCCCACATGAGACGTATTAGATCAGCACTATTCCAACCGGCCGCTCGAAGAGCTTCCATCGTATACTGCCGATTATCTGTTGTATTTCGGAGATCAATACGGAGAGATTGGCGCATAAGCATACCCATCGGTTGAGCAATACGATCTAGCGCATCATTGATATCAATAAAAAGACTATCCCGTAAAAGCGAGTTGATAGGTTCCATAACGTTAGCTAGTGCATTATTGATTTGCATTACAGTAAAAGTAACCATTTTTATTTTCTCCCAACCGGTTCGTCGGCATACCTTGCTTAATCGGTCATCTCGACAAATTGACCGTTTTTAACTGTATAGGTAGTGTCTGGCTTTAAGCCTTTTTCTCCTATACAGCCGGTCACAAAACTACGAAATTTTCCATCACTGTCATAATCAGCAACACATACGTGTGTACCTTCCACGCCTTTAAAATGTGCCCATTTACCAGAGATAGTAATAACGCTATCTTCTCCCAATACAGCACTATTAGAATGCGAGCCTGCGATCGCTATTTTTGCTTTATCGCCTGTTGACTTTAACGCTGAGCCGTATCCGCTGACTGCAATATCAGTATCATCGGATTTTATTGAAAGTTCAGTACAAGCCCCACTTGTTGCAACGCTAGAACCGTAACCACGTGTTTCAATAAAAGAATGAATTCCGGCGAGCGCAAACGAAGAGTAACTCGCAAGTGCAACTACTGCTGAACATTCTCCTGACGCTGCGAACTTTACACAACCTTTATCAGACTTCTGTGTCTTACATTCGCCAATAATACAGGTGGTTCCATACCCGCTTGTCGTAGCTTTTGAGCCGCGTCCATCCAACAATAATTTTGCATCTTTGTCGTCATTAGCGATTGTTTGATTTTCATATGGGTACTCATGGAATTGAGGCGAATTTTTTGCGATTTCAATTTGCCTTCTGACGATCTCGTCACGCGATACCTTTTCCAGTATTTTGACCTTTGAGACCGATATAGCAACTCCATATTCGCCAATAATATCTGAATTACAGGCAGATACTTTATAATAAGTACAATAATCTGAAAACAAACTCTTCTTATCCGGTGAATATTGTGAAAAATTCATCGGCTCTCCGCGCGTAATATAAAGCCCGTCATATTCTTTATTGGCATGATGCCAGTCCAGAAACGCTTCCGCCGCTGTGTAGGTTTTTCCGACTTCCAAATCGGACAAACCTAAATGCGGTTCCCAAGCCATATACCCAATGGTTTCATCACTATTATTCATTTTAGAACCTCGACAAATTGACCGTTTTTTCTTTTTTCTACAGTACAAATAGCATTTCCGTTTTTTAATAAGCTATAATGATATTAGATTGTTGTCAATAGACAATATTAGATTGAACGTATTTTTATCGAGTAACTTGATAATTCCAATACATAAGTTATACAGATACAAATATTAGAAAAGCGCATAACGCATGAAAAAATCCCGCTATTAATCACGTCGCAAAACGTCATTAATATACTTGACCTTACCAATTTTCGTGCTTGATTAGTTGAAAATTTTCCTAGACGAGAAAATACCCGCTTTTCGTCTCTTATATTACCATCGTCAAATCGTTAGTTAATAACACTCGAAGAGTGTCTTGGGCAAAATAAAAACCAACTACTGAATCATCACAAAAAATATCTGTCTTGTCAAAATCATATGTTTCGCCAACAACCACTTACCAGAATAGTGATATGCGCCAACATCTAAGTAACCAATCATTTTTCCACTTTAGGTATAATTGGCATAATCAGAAAAAATACATCTTCCTTCCCCTCTTCTTCGATTAAAACAACATCTCTAGGGCTTTTCGCATTTATTTTAAAAGCCACTTCATCCGCCTCACAAACAGTCAATATTTCCGATAAAATTTTCCCGTTAAAACCAGTCTCAATAATGCCCATAGCGTCCGCTGTATTGCCGCGTATTACGTCAATTTCTTTGGATGTTTCACCGGACGACTTATCTCTCGCGTGTAATTTCAGCGTCTTTTTCCCAAAAGAAAAGTCAATTGGAAAATACTTGTTTTGTAAAAAAACGTGCGAAAAAACGACCGAGACATCCTTAATAGTCGAGAGCAATTCCTTCCTTTTCACAACAAACTCACTACCATTCAATTGTGGTACTTTCTGTTTGTAATCTGGATACTCAGCATCAATCAATTTTGATATTATTTCTTTTCCCTTTTGACGTGCACGAATTTTTGTATCACTTACAAAAATAACAACTTGTTCGTCCCCATCAAAAAAACCATTAACCAACTGCCAAAAACGTCGCGGTATTATTATGGGGGGAAGGTTCGCGATTGACGTGTTAACATCGGTCACAACATGAGCTAACCGCGCGTTGTCTATAGAAACAGAAACGAGTTTTTTGGGATTTTCTTGGTCGACATGCCAATAAATTCCGTTGAGATAAAAACGCAATTCATCCGTACTGATAACCGAAAACAGTTTTCTGTTGATGCGTTCAAGTGCATCACCACCTATTACAAATGTCCAAGGCCAGATTGTTGTATGATTGAGTAATCGCATATCTTTTGCCGGAAGGGTGGGAATTGCCATATTATTTTGTCCACTTGTAACAAACATGGACGAGCCATCGTAATTAAAACAAACGATTTCTTTTTTTGGTACCGTTCGGACAAACTTTTCTAAGACACATACATTAGCCGTTGTCTCGATGCTTTCGTCACCGGTTTTGCACGATAAGGAAATTGTAATCTGCACATCAAAATCGCGGGCGGAAAGTTTTAATTGGTTGTTACTTGCTTGAAATTTTAAATTACGCAGGATCTTATCTCCTACTGTATTTTGCCAAGTTGCAGTTACCTTTTTGAGCGTTTTTAATGCAGGTAATAATTCATCTCTTCCAATTTCTATCATCTAAAACCACCCACTTTCCTACTGTGTAATGACCTTTTTCAATTATATTGGGATTGTTCTTATAATAACATATTATAATATTAGTTTGAAATCTATTATAATATCAGTTTAAAGTCACAACAATATCTGTATTCAGTGTTATCTTTCTTCTTGCCCAACCCTATCCCACACGTCATCCATCGTGCGCACACGTATTGCTCCCTGCTTTAGATATTTTTCAGGCCACGTAATATCTTTTCTGTCAAAACATGAATCGAGAATGAATAACTTACGCCCTTGTTTCATGACTGCGCGTGCTTGGATCAGACTACCTGAAGCCTCTCCTGCTTCTACAATTATCGTCCCTAACGTTAGGGCACTCATTGTAATATTCCGTTCGGGGAAGAATATTCTATTTTGAAGATATCCCCTCGATGAATATTTTAACACCGGAACTTGTGATACCAAAAGTTGGCGGTCTGCAATATACTGTTGAAGATCCTTATGTTCTCTTGGGTAGTAACTGTTTAGAGGAGTACCAATAACGGCAATAGTGGTGCCTTTATTTTTGATTGCAGACATGTGTGCACTGACATCAATCCCTCTGGCTAAACCCGAAACCACCGTAAATCCATTTCCAACGAGTTCGCGTGCTAATTGTGCAGCACGCTTTTTCCCGATATCCGATGCATTACGACTACCGATTATTGCTAGTGATTTTCTATTATCTGCAATTTCCCAATTACCTTGATAATAGAACATTTCGATCGGATATGTTGCGTCTCGTAATCGCTTTGGATAATCACCCGCACGATGAACTCTGACACCAAATTGGTTGATACCTGCCTTTTTGAAGCGAGCAAGAACTTCGTGAGCATTTTTTTGTGCTTCTTCTAGAGCAACAAAATCTGACGGAAGAGCAGCAGGATCCTTTGCAAAACGTTCAGCAATACTTTTAAAGCTCGCACTTTTTTGAAGCCACAAAGTCTCATATGCTCCAAGCTCTAAGAAAGGGGAAATCGGTTTGAAAGGATCTTTCGTGAATGTATCCATCATTCATGGCTCCTTTACTTCATCAGGAGCCGTGGCTTCTTTTACTTCGTTGTAAAGATGAAAATACCAACGGAAGGTGAAAAGATTGCTTATCGTTTGCTTGGCAAGATAAACAACAATGACAAAGCAAAACAGTCGAATAAAATGGATTAGGTCAACAGATATTGAATTTTGTCCAGTGTCGATATTAAACAAAATTATTCGATAATGCGGTGCATAGATCAACAAAAGAGCTATACCAGCCAATAGGCATCTCCAGAAAAATTTCTCTTTCACACTGCTTCGGACTTGCTGAAAATGCCACGAAATATTTTCTTGAAAATCTTCATTTTTTATCGGTGTTAAAATTCTTTTAAGAGCCCATGGATTTAGATAGATTACAAGTGCACTTGTTGCTGCCAAAAGCGTTAAGCTAAAAACGATTGTATAGGTGCCGACCACTGGCATCCCACAGATAAAATAAAGTGCAACAGCAATCAACGTGATGCAAAACCATTCAAACGTTTTAGAACGATTTTCTGTCAGATCTACCAATTTGAATTTTAAATTATCTATAAAATCCAACCATTTACTTTTTAAATATTTTAACATTTTCATTAACTCTCTATTTTACCTACCTGTTATAGGCAATTAGATCACGCTTTACTTTTGCAATCTCGTGAATATCACGACATAGAAATGCTGCCGCAGAACACAGAAAAGCCCCAAGGACAAAATGAAATGCGCTCAATAAATCAAAAACAAAGAGCTTATGACCGTTTGCTATTAACTCCGCCGGAAAGAGTAAATTGCGTGTAAAAATTGCGATAATAAAAAATATTGATAACACTACATACATTTTATAATGCGCAATACCTTCTTTTTTGATCCCAAACAACATCAACCGACGGTTGTAGTTGGGCGGAATATCATAAAGAAAATTATAAAGAGAAATATGGTCGTTTATACTTGTGTATATTACTTCGCCAAGCGCATAGATAACATATGCGACAACCGTACCGCCTATATGTCCAATAATCGGTTTTCCAACAACCAAATAAACAAAAAACGCGAACGCGATAATAAAGCCTGCTTTTTTTATTGTCATCGCGGAGCCTCCGCCGTTGATAAGAAAGTCATCTGGTTCACATCGTCCCATTGATCTATTGTGTACAATAAAGTCTGGCCTTTTGTTTCTGCTTTTGTATCCCAAACATACCACGCATAATATATTGGCGGGTTGCCTTGATTGGTGAAATCAATGCGCCATCTCATAACAAACATTCTTGCAGGTGGGTGATCTACCCAAAGTCGCAATCGTTCATGGTTTGATCCAACCCAATTCAATGGCAAAAGCAATGCCATATATTCTACGTTTAACACTTCGAGTGCGTACCGTACCCAGCCGTGGTTACTATTGCATTCTTTGAACGGAGGATTTGTAACAATTGCTGGCAAAACCGGTTTTTTGTAGTCGTAAAACGATTTAATTTCCGCGCCACAACCGCGATCAATAATATCGGATGCATAGGCTCGCAAACCAGCCCGCTCAAACTCTCGGATCATAGCACCATCGCCCGCAGCAGGTTCCCAAATCTTTTCAAACTCTTTCAACCGATGTATTTCTGCCTTCAGATACGCACGAATTGGTTCGGGTGGTGTCGGATAAAAATCATTTTTTTTACGCGGCAAACCGCCGTCAATTTTAACAATTCCGTCTCCTAATTTAAGACTTATCTGCTTGGGGTTTTTGCCTGTTGCTCGAAACAGTCCTTTTGCTGATCTGACTTTGGCGGGTTTAGGTTGCGTCATTCCATTGCCCCTCCAAGTCTTCCGACAAACACCAATGGATTACAACGCCGTTAAAAATCCCGAAGCCATGATATTTTTTGAAAAAGCTTCCCATTGCATGAACAGCCGTCCAACCAAGTGGACCATTCTTAAAACCGTCGGCGCGTGCGAAATCTCCGATTTCTTTTTGGCTAAGAGGGATGCCATTAATAACGATACTAGCTATCTTGGCTGCTTTTTCCGGTGAAATTTCGATCTCGATTTCATCAATACGTGTGCAAATCGGGTCTTTTTCGATAAGCTTCCGGCAGGAACGTCTGCGCAAGCCGGTATACAATTGTAGCTTTTCTCCAATACGAGGATTGCGGCGACGGTAGCCTCGAACGGTTTGGCGTTTTGTCCCACCCGTAATAGCGTCGACAAATTGTTCGTTAAAACTATATGCCACCATTACTCACCCTCCTTAATTTTCCCAATCTAACAATTTCGGCGCGATATATTTTTTCGCGCTTTAGCCAGAATTCAGGTGATGAGCTAAAAAAACTACCCAACCGATACGCCATGTCTTTAGTGATCGTCTGTTCACCATTTATGATTTTGCCGAGCACCTCACCCGAAACATTTAATGCTTCTGCTAATTCTCCACGATCACATCCCGCTTTGTTCATTAAACGTTGAATAGTCGCTCCGGTCGGCGAGACCCAATCGGGGGAAAAAATATCAAGGCTTCTCATGATTAACGCCTGCGTTATCTATGCCTGCCTTTTTATTGTTCGGATGAATATAAGAATTGTTTTTGGTCTCAATTATTTCTCCGGTTGGAACAGCGATGCCATTCTCCGATTGCCATGCCTTAACCGTGGCTTTTAATCGTCTAACAAGATCATGTCTCTTTGCATCCGTGCAAAATCCCGCGATTTCGGCCTCGATTTCAAACCGCGTCTCATATTTTCCATATACGTCCGCGTCCATCATTAATGACAGTAACATTTCTTCGGCAAAAGCATCATCAATTGGTTCAGACAAATCAAGCATACTCGTTTTCCACATCGCAATCTCGACCACATCATCTTCCCCCCTCATTGATGACCGTGCGCATTCTGCGACGTCTTTTCTGTTTCGGTATGGACCAACCCAATTTCCATCCTTGTCGACATAATACCATCGCCAAACATACTTCTGGTCTTTTTCGTCAGTTTTCATTCTGCGGCCTCCTCCGTTTTACCTGCCTTTTTATTATGGCTAGTATGGACAAAATAATCGTTTTCGGCCTCATAGACTGCCATTCTTACTTCCATAACTGTTTTTGAAACCCCGAATTCTTTTGCCAATTGATCGACGTTTTTACCAATTGCTTGTTGACACTCATTTATCGCCTCTTCCGGAATAATGATCTGCGCTGCCAGCCTATTCGCTTCATATTCAATCGTTTCAGAAGCACCTGACCGATAGAGAACATTATCGGCAATTTCGCCAAGCCTATCTATTTCATTGCGGTGCAACAAAAAATGTGCAAGTTCATGCGCGAGCGTAAAGCGTTGCCGTGCCAAACTTTCATATTTATTAATTTTAATCTCATAGCCCGTAGGTAGCTTTGTAATTTTCCCTGAGATATTACGAGGAATTGTCGGCGATCGCTTGACCACGATACCCAGTTCTTTGGCTATGCCACCAAGCTTAACAGGTATTTCACCTAAATATTTTTGTACAACCGATTTATCTTCCGGAGAAATTCGGTTCCATTCTCTTGATGACGTTGTCATAACATAATCACCAGTTCACTTTCTTCGCGAAATTTTAAGCAACTGGCCTTAATATTACGCTCTCGCTGCCATTTGTCGGCAGCCGCTCTTAAAGCGGCATCTAAGGACTGTGCATCTTCATCCGAACAATAAAAGGGCCCGTCTTCGCCTGCTTCAAAATAAAGCTCATTGAGCAAATGTTCATTCACACGCTCAACATTATCATCCAAATAATCTGCTATTTTTAGCTCAATTCTGTCGCCATAAATTAAATATATTTTTGACGGTTTAGAGCCTGAAAACGATTTTGATTTTAAATAATTCAACGCTTTTTCGACGGTCTCAAACGCTCCTTCATTGATTTCAAAATTTTCGCCGTCACGGCTCCAGTACCACCCATCGCGCAATACTTCCTTGTTCTCTAATGTCATTCTGCGGCCTCCACTTTGACCATATTTTTTGTCTCAATTATTTCTCCGGTTGGAACGGCAATTCCATTCTCCGATTGCCATGCTGCAAAAGCGGCTTTTAATTTCTTCGCTAGATCGCGTTGCTGACGTTCTGTGAAAAACTGAGAGATTTTCACATCTTCGTAATTGTCATCCACTGCTGTGACCATTGACCGCAACGTTTTACTAACAAAATTATCGTCGACAACGGCTGACAAATCAGCCACCTCTGATTTGAGCTTTACAATATCAATCTCACCATCAACCCAATCATTTATATCGTCGATCAACGGTTTACGTGTTTTATAAGGACCAACATACCGGTCGCCGACGTCCGCATACCATCGCCATACACACTTCTGGTCTTTTTCGTCAGTTTTCATTCTGCTGCCTCCTCCACTTTTCCCATATTTTTTGTCTCAATTATTGAATTGGTTGGAACGACAATTCCGTGCTTTGCCTGCCATTGCAAAATTGTCGTTTTTAACTGTTCCGCAAGATCATGTTTCTGTTCTTCAGAACAAAATAGAGAGGGATCCGGCAGCCTATAAAGTTCATCTGATGATTTGATGAGTAAGCGCAACAGATTGTCTGCAAAATCATCGTTAATAATTGGTTCCAAATTAGCCGCGGGGGATTTGCCCATTACAATTTTGACTTCTTCAACCCACTCTGGAACATCATCAATTGCTGATTGTCGGGTTCTATGCGGACCATGTAATCCGCTACCATCGTCGACATACCAAAGCCAAACGTACAGATCGTTTTTTTCGTCGGTTTTCATTCTGCTGCCTCCGAATTACCTTTTGCGTTATAGGCATCTAACTGGTGTTCGAAGAATTCTACGAGCCGCCCGAATTTTGAATTGGGACCATCTGCCGGAGCGGTGAGCGGGTGGAATGCCTTGCAATGGTCAAGCCGCTTTTTTTCATCTTGGAAAGCTTTTCTTACCTCAAACGGCGTCCGCGGATCAGACCAAAGCAGCAAAACAAGATCATAATCATTCCAACCTGCATCGCGTAGGTCGGCAATCGAATACTTTTGGCTATCGCTTCCATCAGAAAGATTGATAATCGTTTTTTCACGCATGTGATCGGCAATAAATCTTTTAATATAGTCAAGCGCGGCGTTTATTTGGGAAACAGTGAAGGTAACCATTATTCGGCCGCCTCCAACGGTTCAGCCAAACACCAATGAATGACCACGCCGTTAAAAGTCCCGAAGCCATGATTTTTTTTGAAAAAGCTTCCCATCGCATGAACTGCCGTCCATCCGAGCGGACCATTTTTAAAACCGTCGGCGCGTGCAAAATCTTCGATTTCTTTTTTGCTAAGCGGGATGCCATTTATTACAATACTGGCTATCTTGGCTGATATTGCCGAAGATATTTCGATCTCGATTTCATCAACCCGCTGGCAAATGGGGTCTTTCTCTATGAGCTTCCGGCAGGTACGCCTGCATAAACCGGTATATAGCTGTAGCCTTTCTCCAGGGCGAGGATTGCGGCGACGATAGCCGCGAACTGTTTGGCGTTTTGTTCCACCCGTAATAGCGTCGGCAAATTGTTTGGGAAAACTATAGGCAACCATCATTTAGGCTCCTTAATTTTCCCAATCTAACAATTTCGTCACGATATTTTTTTTCGCGCTTGGTCCAGAATTCGGCTGATGAGCCGAAAAAACTACCCAAACGACGCGCCATGTCTTTAGTGATCGTCTGTTCACCATTTATGATTTTGTCGAGCACCTCATCCGGAATATCTAACGCATTCGCTAGTACTCGACGGCTGTGTCCTGCTTTAACCATTAAGCGTTGGATGGTCGCTCCGGTCGGCGAGACCCAATCTGGTGAAAAAGAGTTGAGGCCTTTCGTCATTTCACAGCTTCCTCGACGACGGAAGCCTCGACAAACTGCCTTTTTTTTACACGGTAACGAACGTTTTCTTTTAGGCCGTTTTCACCTATCCGACCTGTTACAATGCCGGAAACACGCCTATTATCGTCATAAGCTGCCACGGTAATACAGTTGCCAGCCGTCCCGCTAAATGTTGTATAAGGACCAAAGCAAATAATATGATTGTTGGTGCCGGTGCACCTGATAGTCGGGCTACAGCCAACGACCGCGATTTTGTTATGATTGCCTGTCACTTTAATAGAGCTGCAAGCACAAATAGCCGTGCTGTTGTAGTCGCTAGAAATCGTTATCTCTGCTTCGTCGACAGATACGGCAGTTTTGCACGTGGCTCCGTTTATCTCAACGGACCCTTGTCTGCCCGATATTGATGTTATTGCGTGGTCACTTGTGATTGTGGCTTTTAATTTT